CCTAACTCAAGTAAACCATAGTACCGATCAAGACCCCTATGATCATAAAATAAACGAATAGTGACATCTTTATTCTCCTTGCTTAAACGCGACTTAGCAGTCTTTGCCTTGATAAGGTTTCCAACGATTTCCGTTCCATCCTTTTCTTTCTTCTTACTGAGATAGATGATAGTGCTAGCAGCATACTTAAGACCAGAGCCACCACCCATTTCTTTTGTAGGAACGTAAGAGCCAATAACATCGTAGGTATGATTGGTAACAATCATTGGAATTTTTGCTTGACCAAGTTTCAATGTTAACATCCTAAATGCACCTTTGACAAGTTGAGATTTGGTCATGTCTCGAACTTGTTTGTCATTCAATGCATCAGTTATCTCCTTCTCAGTCGATAACATACCCAAAGAGTCTAACACGAACATACAAGGTTTACGTTCGTCTTCTGGTGTCTTCAAATATATATCAACAGCCTGTAGTGCCTTCTGTCTAAACTGTTCAATTGTTACGACATTCACAACAACCAGCCGTGTTAAGTCGATCCCACGACTTGTAAGAAGAGACTTGTTAACTGCTGCCTCAGTGTCAAAGTACAAACAGTAACCGTCAGGATTACTATCCATAAAATTCTTAACCACAGCGAGACTAAAGAAAGTCTTCCCAGTAGAAGACTCACCAGCAATGGCAGTAATCTTATTCCCAGAAACACCACCAAATATAGAACCTGAGACCAGTGAATTAAGAACGTAAGAACCCGTGTCCACATAGGTTTCGGTTTCGTCGATGTCTGAGGCAAGTTGTGTGTACTCATCACCAATCTCTTTTACAATATCTTTTAAGAAGTCCATCAGGCAAAAAATGAATCAAGGTTTACGGTTTTCTCAACATGCCATCCAATCGCATCAAGAATAGTCTTGAGTGGTTCTAAGAAGGCTTTGCTGAATTGTAGGTCATAGTCAACGTACTTGTCAAGACCAATCTCACTAGGGAAATCTGAAATAAACGAGATTACATTTTCTCTAATAATGTTTGGTTTCTTGAGGTAGATAAATTTAATCTTTTCACCATTGTTGATATAAGAATACTTATTGGTCAATCCACACTCGTTAATATAATGATTATATAGAAGTGCCCCACGAACATGAATGGGAGAACCCTTACCGTAGATAGTTGAATAACTCTTATGTTTCTTTACGTCAGATACTGAACGGGGGAATGCAATCTCTTCTGGTCGCATGTTATTAAACTTCTTTCGAGAGTCTTCGATAAAGTTAATTACTTCATCCTCAGTCCCATTCATCATCAACTTAAGAGCATCTCTAATCATCTTTCTACATGGTGCAGGTGTTGATGACTTGACTGCCTCGATACCCATAATCTTCAGTTTAGGTTCTGAATATCTGACACCTTCACTGTCCCACACATTGAGAATGTATCTCTTCTTTGCTGTCCAGATTCCACGGTCTGCAATGTTCTCCCGTTTCATCTGCATCTTCTGGTCGTATGCGTTTACATACGTCGCAAGTTCCTGGTAAGACTCCTCAATAAAAGGTTCCAACTTCTCTTCGCAGATTTTATTAAGTATGGACACAACCTCAACCTTATTATCAGACTTACTAGAAAGAAATTTATCAACAATAGGTCCAAAGTTAATATAGATTGAGTCAGTGTCAGATGCAATGACATAATCCGTATCTTGAGTTTGTAATAGGTTATTTAGATACCCGTTTACCTTGTTCTCAATCCATCGAATAGAAGTTTGTCCTGAAAGCGTGATAGCTTCTGCATTGGCAAGTTTGAAGAAACGGAAGTATTGGTTACCAATTGCACCATAGCAAGAGTTCAATGCAATCTTACGAGCCATCTGGAAGTTATTAAACTTGGCGATATCTTTCTCTAGTTGTTTGGTAGGTTTCTTCTCATACTCCTGTTGAGCTTGGAGCATTTTCTTCTTATAAATCTTACGTTCTGCATACATCTTCTCCATCAACTCAGGCATGAACCCTCTAATGTCCTTACGGAACATCGCACCGTTTGCACACACTGCATAGTCCTTATACATCTCAAAGGTAATTTCTTTATTCAAGATTCTATCAATGGTTGCAGAGGGATGTTTCTCTTCCACCAGGGTCTCTGGAGAGATGTTGTACTGCATCATCAGGTGAGGGTACAGAGAGTTCAAGTCAAACGACACCACCCAGTCATAGACACCAGGAATAGGTTGTTTTACATATGCACCTTCGTACCTCTTCTCCTTCTCACTTCTATCTCTAGGTGGTACAACAATATCTCTCTTCTTGAGATAGTTATAGATGATGGTATCCCACATACGAACTTGGAACATCACGTCAACATAGTTCACCTTGGCATCATATGCCATGGTTAATGCCAACTCAATCAGTTTCATCTTGTCTTCCATACGGTCAACAAGTTCAACGTCAACGATGTTATAGTCTACAAACTTTTTCCAGTTACCACGATAGAAGTCTTTGAAGGTATCAAACTCGGAGTGGTCCAGTTTCTTCTGACCAAGCTCTACCTCTGCAATGTAGTCAAGTCGATATGATTCCTGAGCCTTATAAGTAAACTTCTTATAAAGTTCAAGGTAATCTAGGGTAGTAACTCCAGCAATATCAAACGTATTAAACTCTCTACCTTTGATAAAGACAGATTCTTGACTTACGATACCCCAAGGAGACAGAAGTTTTAACTTCTTAAGTCCCATTATACGATCGATTCTTCCACACAAGTATGGAATATCATACAGTTTTACGTTCCAACCAGTTACAATCTCTGGTGGGTTTCGATTCCACCAGGCAATGAATGAGTTGAGCATGTCAATCTCATTTTCATAATGATAATAAGTTACGTTACTCTGAGATGGAGTATATCTATGTCTACCCCAGGTTGTAATCTGTTTGGTTGTGTAGTCCTGAACAGAGATAGTCAACATCTCTTCAGAACAAGAGTCTGGGTCAGGGAATCCATTCTCTGCCTGAACCTCAATATCAATTGTTATGAGATTAATCTTTGTGATATCAAATTTAATCTCATCTTCAGGATACTTTTCTGAGATGTATTGGAATGCATATCGGTCATTACCATAGATCTTGAAGTTATCTACACCATCATACTTCTTGTAGAACTCTCTACAGTCGCGAATAGAACCCGGAATAATGGGTTCTAAATTTTCTCCCTCTAGTGTTTTATACTTTGATTCTCGGTTGGAGTTAACAAAGAGAGTTGGTTGGAACTCATCTTTGAACATAACCCTCTTACCATTTTCATAACCACGGACGAGAACATTGTTTCCAACCAATTGAATGTTCGTATAAAACTTCATTCCTTCACCAGGCTCTCGTACTTGTCCCTCAGTTTACTATTGGGTTCTGTAATCGTCAAGATTTTGTCCGAGTGAATCATAAAGGTATTTTCGGTTGTAATGTTGATTAACCAAGGTTGTAATGTCATGGCCAATTCATCACTTAGAATGAATGGTTCCGTCATTTTACAATCAGGTTCACCAAGCTCACAGGTTACTTCTTCAATCTGTGCTAACAGAATCTGATGATTCATCAGAACTAGTACTTTGAGATTCTCTAGCTTCATACTGGTCTACTCCATCTTGATACATTGTTTTTAATTGATTCACTGGTTCAGTAATTGTAACTACCCAGTCAGAAACCACAGGAATCACTTTGTCAGAACTTAGTGGCATCCATGGTTGAAGTTGAATTTTAGATGGAACTTTAGTATTACCTTCTGACTGACTCATGTCAGCAACAAGTTTTACTCTACAAGGATACTTAAGATAGTAACCAACTACCTTTTCCTCAAGAACCATTTCCTGAATGTCTGCGACTACATCTTCCCCAGACTTCAGTAGCAAAAGTTTTACGGTCATTTTTTTACAATTTTCCTAAATTAATTATACCAATAAAAAAGAGGGGTGTCAACTGCTAGTGGACAGTTACCCCTCCGTCTGCGACGACGATACTCTAGTATTTAGAGATACTCTTTACGTTGATGATGTTCTGGAACAACCTTTGTAAGGGTCACTGATAGAAGTCCGTCTTCAAATACGACGTTGGAGACTTCTGTGTCTTCAGCAAGGGTCCAGGATCGCTCAAAGTTTCTTCGAGCCAAACCCTTGTGGATAAACGTCCCTGTCTCGTCAGATGCCTCCTTTTCCCCCCTGATAAAAAGTTTTCCATACTCGGTGTAAGCATTTACCTCTTCCCTTTTAAATCCTGCTAGTGCAATTTCTAGACGTGTTTCAGTACTATTTACCTGAACTACGTTATATGGAGGATAGTTTTGAGTAGATGCGTTGAAAATTCTGTTAATGTAATCATCCATACCAATAGAATTTCTGGTAATCTGATGCATTAGCTGATCCAAATCGGCAGCATTATACTTCGCTAGATTGGTCATTTTAAGCTCCTTATTAAAGCGAGTTTGTGTTGTGTGGACCCTTACGGCATCCATGTACTAATTATAACAGATACAAAAAAAGAGAGTAGAGTGTAAACCCTACTCCCTTATGGGGGTTTCCGACTTTTGTAGAGACCGCACGAAAGGAGTCTCATACTTATTTATTCAGACTCTTCAGTCTTTCCTCTCTTACCAATATTATATTTTTGCTCTAGAATCCATTCCTGTTTGTCCTTATAGGACAGAACTTTAATCTGATTCAGTGGTGCAATATCAAGAATTGAATCTTCTTTGACTATCGTAATGAGTCCCCAATCAGCAAGAAGCTTAGTAATACGATTCCTACGCTGAACATCATTAATAGTAAGATTGGCGTATTTACCGTCTAGAGCAAACAACTCTTTGAAGTGGACGATAAAATACTTACCTTGTTTATGAAGAATATGACACGACTGATACAACTTCTTTTCTTTTCTAGAAGCAACACCAATACGAGTCAGAGTTTCTCTAACTTTAAGAAAGTCATCGGGTTCATTCAATCGGATCTCAACCATTTGGTCCTGAGACCAATCTACCTGAGGTTCAGCAGTCTGATTCATTTTTTTCCACCAGTGTCAAGTCGTTGTTTGATAAAATCAATTTGTTCATTAGATAGTATTTTCAGTACCTGAGATGCTTTCTCATTACTATAACCATAGTATTGTTTGACAAACTCTAAATCTGATACCTTTTCCTTTCTAAGCCAAGGAGAGAATCTCTTCCTCTTTCTCAATATATTTAGATAAAAATTATACTGCATGTCCTTATCTAAGAAATGATACTTATTCATCTCATTAGCAAACAAGACACAATCTAAGTGACCTGACAAACATTTATTAATAATAAAGGGGGGATATTCTTTAACAAGAGTAGAATCTTCTTCGATAAGATTCTCTTTGGTAAAGTTGATTGAGTTCAACCAATCCTTCAATTCAGTAGTCATATATCAGAGAATCAATTTTGAACTTGGTTTTGCGATTGGAGAGAACATCTCTTCATATTTTTCAACGAGTTCGTCATTTACATTAGCAATATAGACAACCCACTTCTTACTAATTTCTAGTTCCTTCTCTGTTCGTTTTAGAAGAGGAGCATAAGGAGCGAAACCAAGTTGTCCATCACCTTGATTAAATGCAACGATTGCATTCATAACGACAAGACTTTCGTCCTTATCTTCAAGGACCTCTGCGACTACATCTTCTCCAGAAGACATACGAAATACTTTAACGTTCATAATTTTGTTCAATATTAGTGTTGTGATAATACAAGTTGATGGACATACCACCCATAACCAACCAGTAGACCATAAGCATGGTCATACCAATTCTACTTGGAATACTTGTCATTTAAAATCGCATTCTACCATTATCTCTGTGAGACAAGCCAACATATTTATCTCTTGGTCCGCAACGAATCCACTTTGAAACTGATACTTAGCAATAATGAGGACAGCAGCAGCAATCCCAGAACCTTCCAAGTGTGTGTATATAGCATCGTAAATACTACGAATAAGTACACTAGGATCATTGTCCAGATTATCAACGACCCACTTTCTGACTTTAGAGAAGTCTTTAGTTTTGAGACTCTGGTACAAGTCGTCTGTTTTGACATTACTAAATGCTGCAAGAATACCGATATCAATTTTACCACTGACAGAGTATCGTTGGAGTTCATTAAGAACTCGTCTCCAATCAGGGAAGTGTTTCTGAATTAATTCTACAAGTACTTTCGGATCATATTCCACACTCTCCTTCTCAAGTATAGTCCTGAGACGGTTGAAAAACTTGGCTGCAAGTTCCTGTCGTTCTTTTCCCTTAATGGCAAAGTCGATGACTGCACATCGGGAATGGAGGGGAGCAATGATTTTGTTTTTGTAGTTACAGGTGAAGATGAATCTACAATTGCCAATGAACTCCTCAGTAAACGCCCGTAAGCAGAGTTGTACATCTGGGGTTGTGTTGTCAGCTTCGTCAATGATAATGATTTTGTGTTTAGCACTTGACGAAAGCGAGACGGTCGAAGCGAAATTCTTCGCATTGTTTCTGACAGTATCAAGGAATCGTCCCTCATCGGATCCATTGATGACATAATAGTCTACTCCAAGTTCATGACAAAGGGCTTTGGCCACTGTGGTTTTACCACATCCGGGTGGTCCAGACAAAAGTAGATTAGGGACTTCACCTTTCTCTACAAATTGTTTGAATGTATTCTTGATCCCATCAGGAAGAATACAATCTTCAATAGTCTCAGGTCGATAAGATTCAACCCAGACAAATTCACTACGACTCATCAACTTTCCTCATAATAAAAGAATCACCATTATCAATAAATTCTAACATATCTCCTTCTTTCCATCCAGTTTCTTGGAGGATTTCTTCAGAGAGTGTTAGAATACCATCGTCATCTACAGTCAATGTGGTTATCATATCCAATCAGGTTTACGATGGGGTAGGCGAAGATAGTTATCCTTCACCCATGGTTTGGATGCAATATACATCTTGTACTTGGTGTAAATATCAACTGTTGTATCGTGCTTGAACTCATCAGGTCCAGCAAATATAAAGGGAGTTGTTTCTTTACCAGATCTACCAGTAGGATCTCCAGTTGGTAGAATTTCCTTTGCAGCATGCAAGGTATTGAGACATGTGTGCACTTTACCATACCTTTGTGTGTACTCATCACAAAGGGCGAGACCGTGGTGTAGTAACCACTGCCAGTTCATCACGAACTCATTGGCCCAGATGGTACAGGGGTGGTTACGAAAGGCACCTTTCTCTGTGCTGTATGGGGTCCCATCGGCCTTGGGTAAGGTACCGAACCCATGACCCCACTTGTCTGAACAGACGATAGCAAGCATCTGACAGGTCTCTAGAGGCATCTTGACGATGTGCTTGTCAGGTAGAACCCTGGCGCTCTGCCATGGATTCGAAGAAGTCACGAAGATATTCATTACTAAAAAATTGCATCAAGTATTGCACACCCCAGTTTAGTGTGCCTTCAGGAAAAACGTCAACCTCCTTTTCCAAGAGTTTCAATGCTGTTACAATCCTTTCCATTCCACATACTTGTGCAGTAGCTTCAGAAATTCTCATAAACTCGGCATAGTCTTTATCACTACCTTTCTTCACACCATTGATATAGAACTCTCTTGCTTGACGCATGAGTTCTTCAGTTTCTGGTAGGAAGGTAATAGTCTCTTCTCTAAGAGGTATTGCCATGTTCTTAATACATGACATACTGAATTTCATTACCTCTCGGGTCTGTTCGATTGGTAATGCATGATCTAGGCCATCACGGAATGCATATTGGATAACACCATTAGTACATTCCATGACACGAAGAACTGCAATCTTGTCTAACTCGGAGTCGGGAAGATTGCCATATTGTTCTGTCCAATCAGTCATAATCAACCAAAGGTAGAGTCGGGTTCAAGTGCGATGTAGTATTGAACATCATAGTTCTGATTACTAAACCGAGACAACAGTTTAGAAGATACAACTACATTATAGTTACCAGGAATAATCTTCAGGTTCTCTTCTTTGAAGTTGAATACAAAGTCAGTATCGGTCTCACCAACAATGATGGAGAAGTCATTAGAAGTGTCGTTCTTCTTGTCACGAGAAACAAGTTTGATAACACCATTCTCACCAATGGCAGATACGTCAGGAAGTTGATAAACCGATGCAGCCTTCTTGAGTTTCTCAAGTTGTTGACTGGTCAGTTCAAAACATACATCCTCAGAAGGAAGTGTAATCTCTTTCTCAGGTGGAGCAACAATTACAGATGGGTCTGCAAAGAAATACTTCGAACGTGACTTACCTTCTTTGATGACAACATACTGGTCCCGTTCAAAGTCAAGGTCTGGGGAAGAGTGGAGAGACAAACCATTCAAGAATTGATTCAGGTCATAGATACCAAAGTCTTTGGGAAACTCTTCGGCAACATTAGCTTCAACCAGGATGTTCTTCATCACTGAGATTGAACGCAACTTACTACCTTGCTTGAACAAAATAGATTGGTTGATAGAAGAGAAGTTCTTAAGAAGACCAACAGTGGATTCAGACAGTTTCATAATTAAAATGTTTCGTAGTTACCTTTAGGTTGCTTGTTAATACCAGAAAAATGGTAGAGAAGGATACAATAGTGTATTGCCTTCAGAATGTCCATCTTTGACTTTCCACCCTTCTTACCGAAGCGAGAAAGATACTTGATAGCGTTAGATCTACAGAAAGCTTCTGCATCACCAATACTTTCAATCAGATCGAGTGTTTGAGTCTTTGACTCTTTAGAAGTATAATGGGATTGATAGGTTCCTGACAAGTAGTCACGAACTTCTTTCAATGCAACATCTTCTTCATACTTCCAAAAATGTGCTGGTTCGAGATTTAAATTAATCTCATTAGATTCAGTCAATTCAATTTTGTCCTCATTAGAAACAAGAGGGGTCCATTCATACCCCTCTTCGGGTAAAGAATTCATGTGATCATATAATAAACTCCATGCAGTCATTCTATCAATCATTCTCCTCGTTGTCAACTTTCATCTCAAAATCTACATCTACCTTGTCGTAAAGTTCCAAGAAGGAAGACTTGGTTTCATCATCAAAACGATTGATACAGACTTGAATTGCTTTACTCTTGTCACCAAAGATACTGTAAGCACGAACGATGTGTACCAGACGACGGGTAGAGATAACATCTTCAATACCACCATCATAGAACGTCTTACGAATGATGTCAGCCCAGTCACAGAGATGCTTGCAGAACTGTCGGTCTTCGATACTAAGGTCTAAAGCAATTCCCTCTAGAATTTTTTGTTCGGTCTTGGCCGTTGGATATTCTTGTTCAAGAGTAATACAGAAACGTTCTAGGAATGCTTCATTGAGAACGTTAGTTCCAATAAACCGACCGTCATCGCTGCCTTTACCTTTAGTATTTGCAGTTGCAATAACATTAAATCCCTCCATGGGTTGTACAAACTTACCAGTCTTCTTCAAGAAAACACCTTTACCTTCAAGAATAGATTGAAGACATAGGATTTTATTAGATGCCAGGTCAACTTCGTCTAGAAGCAACACTGCTCCACGTTCCAAAGCCTCGATGACTG